GCTGCGTCAGCAGAGATTTCGAGGAACGTCTCCGGGTCGTTTTCATTGTCGTTTGGTTTGCCGGTTTCGTAAACGATCGTCAATAAAATGATGTTACCATACGTGTTGGCGGGAGCATCGGGATCCTGTCCGAACGGGTCGATGGGTTTTCCAGCCGTGTGAACCTCGTAGGAAACCGTCTTTGTGAAGAAAGTGTCTTTGCCTGGAAATGTGCGGCCCCTGGCAAAGAAATAACTACTTCGTAAAAATGTCGAAGAAGGAAAACTCTCTAGTACGAAGGCATCCAAATCAGAAGCACGAACCAAGTATTGCTCCTCAGCTGTCGCATTCTCTTTCGTATACGTTCCACGGGGAAACCCTTCCATGAGTTTGTAAGGGATACCTCCTTCAGTTTTCAGTCTCCACGAAGATGGATCAACATTTACACTCATGCGAGGGCTCCTGCTTCCTCTTGATCTTTGACCGCGTTCAACACCTGCTCTTGTATCTTGTTGCCCGCTCCCAACAGTTCGACCATCTCGGCTTGTTTGTCTTTCTTTCCAGCGTTGAGAACGTCCAACTGGATACGTCTTCCCATCTCACGGAAACCCTCAAAACGAGCCTCTGGTCTTTCACCTGCAGTAGCACCACCAGCCCCAGCAGCAGCAGCCGCTATCGACGCTCCCGCTTTCTTTCCTTTATCACCAAGTAACGTTGCCCGCTGCAATTCCAATGCCCCCTTGCTCTTGGCGATTGACTCAAAAACACCTCCCAACTCCTTCTTCATAATCCGCTTGGTTCGGTCACTGGGAACAAATATGTCACCGACACTCGGGGCATCTTTCAACGCATCCCGGATGTTTTCCATAACAACCGCCCCAACATCTTCACCCGTCATGGCCGCGAGGAGCATTTTGGGAATCATCATGAACGCCCTGCCAATGCTCTTGATGAGAAACCAGACCATGTCTATCTGAAACTTGATCCAGTTGACAAACAAATCAGCCGCGTATGACAACGCGACCTTGAAGAAACCCGGCAACGCTTCCTTTACCTTGCTCCAATTTTGCAGAAAAGCTACGACCCATTCACTCGCATTTATCACGAAATCAGCAATGGAACGTATGTCGATGTTTGCCAGCCCTGTCCAATTCAAGATTTGTACCAGCCCACTGACGATCAACTTGGCAGCAATATCAAATGCCTGTTTCACCCGCTCCCAAGCGATGCGGAAAGTGTCTGCTGAGGCTTTCAACGCATCCTGCACCGGCTTGGTTTTTCTCAACCAATCAATCAATGTTATAACCCCCGCCACCACCGTACCTATCACTGCAACTATCGCAAACCATCCTGTTGAAATCGTAGCCATCCTAATCGCGACAGAGGCAAGACGGGCGGCAGGGCCCAACAACAGAATAGCCCGACGTAGTGCTACAACAGCAACCATTGCTTTAACCGTCCGGCCTATCATTCCCCCCATAGCATTATCCCATTTCTGTACCGTCACCGCAGCCTTGGCAAAACCCAGAGCTAACAGTTTGACAGCATCAACCACAGGTTCCAATGCTTTTAACACAGGAGTCAACGTAGCGATAGCCAATTCACTCAAAGCCGATATTACTTCTTTCAACGTCCCCGTGAATGTATCCATCATAGCCGCCGCTACCCTTGCAGCCCGTCCTATATCGTTTTCCAACCCCTTCGCTGTATCTTCCACGTATCTACCACGCCGCATCAAACCGAAAATACCCAGCATAGCCTTTCCCTTAATACCAAACAATTCAATAGCCTTCGCCCCCCGCTTAATCGGGTCTTCAGGCATCGCATCGGCGATAGCACGAAACAATGGAATCAAATCTATCCCACCACCGGGCTTTGTGAAATTTCCTATTTCTATGCCCATATCTTTAAGGACCTTGGTAGCGGGCCCCGTCTCGTCAGTCATCCTAGCCAAAGCCATAGCCAGAGCTGTACCGGCTGTGTTCATATCCGTACTCGACCTACCCATGCCGGTCAATATGGTTGTTACATCCAAGAAACTAGCCCCCATCTCCGCTGCGATCGCTCCCAATGTTTGATGGGCCGCTCCCAACTCCCTAGCTTCAATTTGTGCCCTAGATTGGGCTGATGATAAGTAGTCAGCAATTATGCCCGTATCTTTCGCGGCCATATTGTACTTAATCATGTTATCTACAATAATCTTGGCAGATTCAGCCATCCCCATGCCGGCTGATGCAGCTAGGTCAAGAACGGCAGGCAGTGCCGCAACAGCATCTACTTCATCCAACCCACCGAGCACCAACATGTCCATGGCTTCAGCAGCCTGTACTGATGAAAATACAGTAGTCGCCCCTAATTTACGTACTGCCTTTTCCATTTTCATAAATGCTGCTTCCCCCTCTTTCCCCAAGAGGCGGGCATTCGCACGTACATTCACCATAGTTTGCTCAAACGTCGCCGCAGTGGATATTGCCTTGAAAATACCCATACCTATACCAGCAAAACCGGCAGCACCCATCGCCTGTTGCATAGCTCCACCCAACCGTGAAGTTGCTTTCAGAATACCGGGTTTGGCACGATTCAGATCACCGGTCACCTGAGAAGCGTCCGCTCTCACTCGAATCCAGGCTTTGGCAAGTTCTAACCCTATGGTACTATCCCCCTTCCCCCAAAATAGGTAGAAAACAACCCCTTGCATCTCGCAATCTTTGTTTTGCAAAACGGCTACAACGAGCCACTTCTTCCGGAGAATGCTTCCGCCCCTTGAATGTACATCCTTCCGGAACTGTTTTCGCTCCGCTTGGAATACCTTTATTCCAAGCAGGCCTACCCATAGCCACTTTACTCATTTTCTTTCGTGTCTCTGATGAAAGAACTCTTCCCTCACAATACTTGTTTCCCAGATTAGCTTTTCCTATTTTTGCTTTTGTTTCCTCAGTATGTCTCCCATTGTCACCCCCATCAGTCAGGTTGTAACCACTTGGAACCATCGCTCGTTTTCTTTTAATCCATCTCCGCTCAAGTTCATTCAATACATCTTCATCATCATTAACAACCAAAACATACCAATCAAACGAATCGAATCCATATTTCCGCAAAGCCTTCTGAAAATAATGACCGCCCCTACCAACCGCTTCCATTTCATGTTCATGTTTACGACGTTCCATCGTAAATACAGTCTTTCCTACGTAACACTTCCCATTCACCTTATTCTCAGCTATATAAACACAACCCACACTTCTACCCTTTTACCTTTCTGTCTCGCCTTTGCTGTCTCCGTTCTTTCTTCTCCACTTTCCGCTGCTCTGCCTCCATCAACTGCCGGGCCAATGACTTACCTCCAACCCTTCCCTTGATCGGTGTCCCGTCCGCAGCCCGACCACGTATCTTACCGTCTGTTTCTGCGGTTGCCAACACATCTATTGGTGATCTTTTCACTCCTCCGCCCTTCCTGCTCTTCGCCAGCAACACTTTCCTGTCAACCAGCAACATGTAGATTTGATCCAGCGTCAAGTCACCGACCGAGGTGGCCGACAAACCCCTTCCGCCCGACCACGGATCATCAACCAACAAACGTATATGATAAGGAGTAATTCCACAAAGCAAACCTCCAACAAAATCTTCATCTTCCTGGCCACCACGACTCTCTTCGATCGCAGCGGCCCCTATCCATTTCCCAACTGGGGAGATGACAACCGCTCAATCTCCAGTGCGAATTCAGTAATCAATACAAGGTCCTTCGCCATTGCTTCTTCTACTTGTCCCTTCGTTACTCCCTCATGCTTGAAGCCCAACCAAACAAACACCATCATCCCTTCCATGCTTCCCGTAATCCACCAAGTCACATAGGGGACTTTAACCTTTTTGATCTTCTTTCCAGTCAACTCCCCATACTCTTTTTCAGAGAGGGCCCCTTGATCCAATGCGGTAGCCGTAAGACGTTGAAACGTTTTCTCCGTCTCCTCCCGGCTCTTCCCCTTCCACTCTTTGGATTCCAAATCGACGTCAAGCACCCCCACGATATGTTTCTTCAGCTTGTCCGAAACCGTTACCCTGCCTGGATCAACTACAAACTTGGCAGGCAGGTCGTCCACATCCCACCGGGCGGCCTCCTCAAACTTCTCCCGCAGCATCGAGTCACGAAGATGCTTCGGCATCAAATTGATATTGGACGCATACGTTTCCAAAAAAGATGTCTTGTACGCCTTGAGGCACTCCCGCTCTGCCTCCGTCAATTCCTTGAATGAGAGCGGCTTAGCATGACACTGCTTCCCGCCAATTTCGACCGTCAATGAACCACCCGCACCAACCGCTCTGGCTTCTGCTTCACCCATCGAATTATCTCCTCTGACTCAGGAAAATTGTAGAACGTCTATTTCTCGGACCGGGAAGGGACTATACGTGCGATTCAACGGACACCCCCTATATCCAGAGGGTCTCCAATCGAAGCCACACACGGGCCCTCTACGGGCCGTCTGCGGCCTCTGTTAACTGACGAGCCAATGAACCATGCTTGCAGCGGCGGGGAAGAAACCCCAAGGCGTGTGCTACGGACACAGGGACGAGTCGGATGGAGGGGGTTTTGGATCGTCTGATTCTCTCAGTTGCACAGACATTGCAAGGACAAGCCTTCCAATAATGCAACTCTGTTTTCTTCACAGTCAAAATGTCGGACGTTTTCATTGGTCTGTCTCCTGGCCCATGAAAGTTACGGAAGCACGCGGACCGTGGCCCCGGCTTCACCCGGATAGTAATACACACCGTCAGCACCCCAGCTCGAAGTCCAACCGATAACCTCTTGGGTGTCAACATCAACGGTCAAATTGAAGTCATCACACAAGGCACGAGGGAAGTCCCAATAGCGGGTGGCATCAAGCCAAAGCACCGCAATTGCAACATCCTCCGGCTGGAACAAGTCAAAGATTTCGTCGGTCGTGTCGAACTTGCCTTCAGCCGTAAATGTTGCATCCTTCCGGCCAGCAGCCCGATTGGTGAATCCTCCGGAGTCTGAGTCACCCCATTCAGAGCTGGAGGCTAGTGTGGGATTTACAGCCCACTGAGTAGTACGGGCGACCCGTGCGGCACCTACCACAAAATTACCGAGACGACCTGTAAGTGCGTTTTCACTGGACATATCTGTTACTCCCTAGGAACTCCTAGAACTGGGACTGTGAGCTTGAGGAACTGCTGGAACTACTTATAGACGATGACGTGGCCGAGCTGGAAGACGATGTAACCGAAGAACTCGATGTTGCTGAGCTAGAACTACTGGACGTCGTCACCGAACTGCTGGACGAAGAATCCGTCGCTGAACTGCTGGACGAAGAAGATGTGATCGAAAACGATGACGATGACGTTGCCGAAGATGATGATGTCCCCAAACTGGAACTGCTCGACGATGTTGCTGAACTGCTAGATGATGTGACCGATGCCGATGACGTTAGTGAACTGGATGATGTAAGTGAACTGCTTGATGACGTTAGTGAACTAGATGACGTCAACGAGCTGGATGACGAACTCAAACTGCTCAGACTGCTCGACGACATCGAACTGCTGGACGAGGAACTCACCGCATCATCGGAGCGTCCCAACACCCAAACACTGTATTCAATATCACCACCATTAGCAAGCAACCTGATTTGATGGCTTACCCCATTTACCACATCAAAACCTGCTTCAGCAGGTTGGTACTTCATCAACGCTCCACCACCACTGAACGCTCCACCTTTCGCAACTGTATGTTCTCCAATCGGCCCCCAGCCGTTTGTGTTGTCTGGTCTAACCTCCAACTGCCCGGCAGCCGTCACAGCATTCTCATTTTTGATTTCAATTGCCACCACCTCTTCCATTACCAACGCCTGGCCGACAATGTCAGCCCCCAACCCCGCTCCCATGTCCAATCCCGTCATGTCATACAAATCAATGGTGATAAAAGTACCGGCTGCAAGCGTCTTGTTCACCCACTGCCAACCACGGTTCACCTGATTGGCTTCGGCCCCGCTTGTCAACGTATCGGCAATGGAAGCCAGCAACGCACCAGATGCAACCTGCCCATCAAACATCGTGTTCTGAATGGTGGCAGACATCTGCATCGTGATTCTTGTTGAAGATACTGAACGGTCAGCCATCGTCTATTTCTCCCTACACTGCAACCGGAACATCCAGCCGGAAATTGTAGTTTATGATCCACGAATGAACGGTGTTTGCTTTCCTTAATCCGAAATCAGAAACAAACAGTGTTATCAAGTGTTTGGCATTATCAAGTGTCAAATCCTCCGGTGACGTAGAAGGGTGTCCCCCAAAAATCTCCATAACTTTCTCTGCCAAATCCGCAACCACTTCCTTTGCCGTCCGGCTGTCTCCGTCGATCTCACTTGCGTAAACCGTGAACCGTCCCGGCACATCCCTGATCTCTCTGTTGAGCGAATCACCACCAGACATTCTGACGTCCACCGAACCCGCCTCTATCTCGAACACGCAGTAAGGAAACGGTTGCTCCGGCGAAGCCTCTCCGTCATTGAGCACGTTGAACCTGGATGACTCACCGGCGGCCCACGAATCGTTGAAATCCGCGTTGAGAGAGCTGGCCTCCCAAGTGGTATTTATCGCTTCGTGAAGTTCTGCTGATCCGGCGAGGGTCATATCACATCCTTTTCACAAACTTCTCGCACCCGTCGTCTTTTTTGAGCTTCACTCATATTCGCACGAGCTTCAATAGAATGTGTTTTTCGCTTGATAAATGCAACCCATAATTTATCCCTTGATGGGTCCCGTGAGGATTCGCATTACCGTGGGTCTTTCTTCATTCATCGTCCGCACTAGGAAAGAACGCTTCATCCGCAGTTCCAAAATCACTCCGTAGTCAAGGGTGGTTCCAATGAATCCATCATAGGAGCCTTTCCTACTTTGTATCACTTTTCCGAAAATAGTCTTCATCAAATGCGTTGTGTCAGCCTTGGGGAATTCACCTGGCTTGCTCCGGTTCGTTACAACCGTCCCACCCCTTGGTCCTTTCCCCTTAGTAACCGGTTTACTAATGTTGTCTACCACCTTGTTTTTCAACAAGTCCGTGGTAAGTTTCACCCTAGCCTTCATCGAAAACGCTGTTTTGTCCGACACGTTTTTGATGAACCACTCGATACGAGCCAGTCGTTTCGTCCTGACTCCGGTACGCCTGGCCCTCCCTGCCAAAACAGCTTTCGACGGTGCCCTGAACTTCGCCATTGCTATCCCCCACCTCCACCCAACCGCCGACGCCACGCTTCTACGTCTTTCTCGTATCTTGGTTGCCATGATTCCGTCATGGGATTCGGGCTGTACAGATAGTCACCGGGCAACTCATCAACGTCTTCCATGCTGGGCTTTGGGCCTTTGCTCATCACAGCATAAGACGGATCGGAGTTTAACAGATGAAGCATTTCGCGGCACAAAGTCTTCATCTCATCGATGCCCAACTCCCCTTTCTGAGAAGCGACACCGGTCAAAACCTTGCTGCCAGGTTCGTACACGCACATATCTGAACTTACCATCGTTATGCGAATCCTCTCACACAACTCAGGGTCATCACACAACGGATCACTGATCACGTAGGTTCCCGCAGCCGGATTGACGTGTATCTGCATGCCTGGAATTTCCGGCAGTGTAGGCAACGTACGGGCGAAGGGACGAGGCTTAATCGCTCCCCGCAGTCGCAAGCCAGCAAGGCTCTTGATCTTCACATCGTTGTTCATGTCCGAATTGATCTCGATACCGAACGGAGGAACTCTTATTTCAACTTTTTCTTTTGTCGCAGTAGCCATGGTATCTCAGTCTCCAAAAAGTCTCCAAAAGGGATAAAAGTCCCAGGGCAGGCGGAGACAGACCTGCCCTGGGAACACACCAACAACTAACTACGCAGGGGCAGTGGTCGTCAGGGCGGCTGTCGCAGCACGCTCCAACTGACCTCCATATCTCGAAGTGGCAACTATCAGCAGCTCGTTACGCCGAGTCAAGGTGTCACCTGCCGTACTCGATGTCAGCGTCAAACCACGCCGACGATACATGCGATACCGTTTCAGGACCGCATAGAAAATCTGAGTGTTGTTCAGACTTTCATTGATCTTATACGGACGGTTCAAGAGCGAGTACGAATCGTGGTCCATCCCGAAAACTCGACGGACGTCAGCCGCACCAACGGGAATCGCTCTGGCTCGTGAGTAGCTCTGCTCTGTTCCACAAAAAACAATGGAACTTTGCATCGCCGGACTGTGTTCCGGCTTGGCCACCGTGAACCGAAGGTTCTCGTAGTTGCCGAGATTTGTGGCTCCGCCGAATGCGACGGCAGTGACAGCAGGCGTGGCCATGATACCAAGCGGTTGGGTTGTACCATTACCAGTCGCAATGACGTCATCCAACTCCTGCAACAGACGCTCACCATACTGAGCAGAGAAATGAGCTGCAAAATCGATCGGGGAGTCCGACAGGAAATCCAGACCGATACGAACTGCTCCATCAAGACGGTAGATCGTAGTGTCAAATGCCGTGACATACGCAGCCGTATTGAAAATCGCGATTGCAGTGGCATCAATACCACCCCACGTCATCGTGACGTTGAGAGAAGCAACGCCTTCAATCCTTCGACCGCGAGCGATCGGGACAACATTCACCAACGGGAACAACTCCCCCTGGAGAAGAGGTGCCGAAATCAGGTCGTCATCAAAGACAATCGGAACTGCCTCAAGACCGCCGCTCACGGCATCGTCGATCAGATCCTTCTGCTCACGAGGGGTGAGACGACGTCTCTTGATGTCTTCGATGCCTTCGTCACCACCAACGGTCGAACCGCCCCACTTGTATTCTCGCATGGCGAACTGAAGCAGCTCTTTGCTATGCTCTGGCAAACTTGCGTAACCCAACGATCTGAGTCCGCCGTGTCTGGCAGTGGAGCAAAGGAACTGGGCGAAGGCTCCAATGACAGCCTTGTCCCGCTCGGACGAAGTCTCAAGAGGTCCGTCGTAATAGTTGATCTGTCTTCCTGCCTGAGCGTTCTTCATACCATACTTGTCGTGGCTGGGATGCAGCAACGCCGTCTTGGTAGTGTCGTACATCTCAGCCGCATTCTTAACACGTGGGGCCGATTCCTTCTTCTCCTCGGTTCCGATTTCTCCGACCTTCTTCTCAAACTCTTCGGAAAGTTCGGGGACCTTCTTCTCAGGCTCCGTCTTCTTCTCTTCCTTCTTCTCAGGCTCAGAGGTCTTCACCTCAGCCGCCTTGGTCTGGATCTCGGTCAACTTGGCCAGTCCATTTGCAATCGCGTCCAGCTTGTTGGCCAGATCGCCTGCCTTTTCAGCGTCCTTGTCGGCCGTCAATTCGGCCAGCTTCTCCGCTGTGAGATTACCATTTACGATAGCCTCACCGACGGCCTTGCGACACTCGTCGTCAGTGGCATCCTTTTCGATGCCGGTATTGTCAACGAGCCACGCCTTCAGTTCTTTCGTGATGGGCATTTTGTTTCTCCTGCTTGTTCACGATAGATTTTGGCCGCCTCACCACACAGTGAGGCTCTGCCTAAGTCCCCAAAAGAGACTTTAATTGCTTCGCTGCTTCCTTTTGTCTCTCGTTCATTTCAACCACTGCTAAGGCTTCCTTCAGCCTCAGCCGCTCTTCTTTCGTGCTTTGGAAGAGGATGGTCGTAATAGCATCCTTGACACTAGTCTCGGATTGCTTGGTTTCCTCTTCATCCGTTTCCAGGATTTTAAGCACTTGTTCCAGCCCCGCCGTGGCTTCGCGGAGGGTCGCCTTCGCCGGCCTTGGAATGTCCATGGCCAGCACGTCGGTTATGGCACCGACGGCTTCTCTGATTCTGTCTTCGTTCCCCTTGCTGAGGGCTCTGCCGGCTTTCTCAGTTTCAATTACAACTGTTTCCTTTTTCTCCTCCGTCACTTCGTCGCTGGGCTCACCACCTTCTGCGTCTTTGGCGACTTCCGCTTCTGTCGCAGCCGTTCCCGCCGACTCATTTTCTTTGGTTGGTGTGCCAACACCTCCCCCCGCTTCTCCGCTCTCTGTCTCGACGCTTCTGTTGGATAGTCCATGTTCAATCTCCTCACCATTGAGTTTTACTGTCAAGTCAATCTCCACAGGCATCGACTTCGGCCAATGCTCTCGGATGGATTTGCCGTATCGCTTCATCAATGGAGAGGTTAGTTTACCGCCCTCCACCAATGACATGAAAACTTCCTGAGTGTCAGCATCCGTGTTGCTTGGTACACTAACCAACGACTCCTCCATGATCTCAAACGACTTCACATCGAAGCCCGAAACCTCTCCGTCCGAACCTTTCATTTCCTCGAATTCCAAAGCGTGGAACCCATGACTGAATCGACCCATACCGTTGTCAACCATCACCGCAGCGTCGTGACTCAGATCGTTCATGTCTACGATCGCACTGACAAGAGACAACAACCTTTTCGTGTGCTTGACGATTCCCACCATCTTACCGATCGGCAACGTGGGAACGTGCTGCCAAAGCAAAAGCATCCGGGGATCTGGAATTGCTCCCTCCGTCCGCATGATGTCCCCGTCTCTATCTTTCTTCGGTGTGGTCAAAACATGCTGGAAAGCCATCAGCGTGTTCTTCGGGAAGTCAAACCTCTTCTGCAACCGCTTCATACTCGCTGCATCTTTGGCTTCCACCACCATATCAGGATTGCTGTAAACCAACGTGTTTGCAGCCTTCTGAAGTGCATCAGCAAAACTGGTCTGTCCCTTCGATGCGTAGTGGTAGCAAACATCCAAACCAACCACGTCCTGCAACGTCGAAACATATTGGTCCGCCGTCACGATCCCGTAACCGAACTCGGACCGCTTCTGCTGCCGGGCCTTGATCGCCTCAAGCATCGTTTCATTTATGCTCATATTTTCACTCGCTATTACGCTATGTAATGAAGCTTCAAGACACCAGCTACTCCGCCATCACCAAAAAATTGGATGTTCGCCAAGTCTTCTCTCAGGAAAAGCTTCGGAGGTTCCGTCACCAGCAAAAGCATTCCGAGGACACCCGTCGGAGCTATTACGCCGTCCATTGTGTATCGAACAGCCGTCGTGTCCGCCTGTAATTCAACGAGGGTAGCAGTGGCAGGTATCGCCAATGCAGCGGCATCCAGAACAACTCCGGCAACCGCCACCTGTTCGTATCCTATGTACATCGACTACCCTTCCAAACGAGCCTTCGCCGTTGCATGAAAAACAATCAACTGCTTCACCGCTTCTTTGTCGGTCTTGCCGATCTTCTCCGTCCAACGAATGAACGACTGAGGGTTGAATTGATCGCTTCCCTTGGGGACACCCTTTCGCACTTTTGACGGATCGGGCTTCAACCTCATCCGCCTCATGGCGGTTTCTGCGGCCGTCAGGAAAACTTCCGTCTTACTGGCAGACAGTGTTTTTATCTGCCGGATGATCGACCTGAAATGGCCTCTACTTCCGTCTTACTGGCAGACAGTGTTTTTATCTGCCGGATGATCGACCTGAAATGGCCTCTCGGCATTTCACGGATTTCATTATCTGCTGCCATTGTTGGCTTCTCCGTTATTACTGGTTTGTACTTGAGCTGGACGACGTTGCCGAGCTGGACGACGTTGCCGAGCTGGACGACGATGACGACGTGATTGAAGAACTGGAAGACGAACGCCACGCACCGCTGCTCCAACTCGAAGAACTGACACTGCTAGAGCTGGAAGAACTTTGGCTGGTAGAGCTGGACGACGTTGCCGAGCTGGATGAC